CCTAACTATGCACCAACCCAAGCACCAATCGGTAATATCCTGAGAGATTCAGCAGGTAACCCTGTGATGATGGGTGGTGGTCATGTAGGCTTACCTGCACAGAGTGTTGGTAATGTGGCTACAGGTGGTGGTAAAGGCGGAGCGGGAGGTAAGTAATATGTTAGATGAATTAATGAAAGCACTGGGATTAACATCTACTGTTGCATCCCAGAAGCCCCAAGTACCCCAAGCAGTATCTGCTGTCCCAGTAATGTCGGATATACCACAAGCAGTACCTTCTGTTCCAGTGGTATCTAACGCACCCCTCAATGATGAGACTCCTGTGCGAGGCTTGTGGGGGGAGATAACCATGCCTGATCAGACTGATGACTCTGTACCTAAACTACTTGGCGATTCTATCCACAGCGCAGGAGAGACTATCTCGGATGGTTTAGCTACTGGTAGGAAGATCATTGACAGGTCTGTCGATGTTGTCACTGGGAATGCTCAGGCAGCCTCTGACGATTTCGTAGCAGGTATAACTGGCACTGAGAGTGCAGCTAATTGGGACGTAGATCCGGGTAGCATACCTGATCAAGAACAAGCTGAGGCTATGCTCAAGAAACAAGCAGCTATCAAGGAGCACTTAGATAACCTCCCACCAGAAGATGCAGACGCTGTAGATAAAGTAGTCAAACTAGCCAATGGTATGAAACCTGACGAGTTCAGGGCTCTTAAATCTGGACCCAAGACTCAAGTAGTAGAGACCGGTAACGGTTTCCTTGCAGGTTTGTTTGACGGTATTCCATTTAAAGAAATGATGGAAGGTGCAGCTAACGCCCTCGGAGACCGATGGGACGACCCAGCAATCCGCAATGCACTAATCTACTACACAGGCGCTCGTCTTATGGGCTACTCAGGTAGTGGTTCAGGTATGGCTGCTGGCCAAGTGTTACTTAAAGGCTGGGATAATGAAGCCAAGCTAGGGGCAAAGACAGCTGATGCACAAGCTAAGCTAGAGGCAAAGAATGCAATAGACTTATCAAAGACTATTGAGTATGTCGATCAATCAGGCAGATTCCATAAGGTATTCGCATCAGAGAATGGTAAGTACATCCAAGATCCAATCTCAGGTAAGTCACTTGAAGCCTCCAAACTCAAGTGGAGACCTAAAGCCACAGGCGAAAAAGGACTTGAAGGTCGGAAGGAAGCTGTCAGACTCAATGTAAGATCTCTTCAAGATTCAGTACTGTCAGGTATAAGATCCAATAAGAGGACTGAGGATAATGATGGCGGCTTTGAAGCTCACAATATCCAGAAAGTTGAACAGATGTTTGCTGATGCTGGTATCGCTGATCAACTTGTCAACGCATACGCAGATGCTTATGGTGTTGGCGCACTTGAAAGGGGATCCTCCAAGACTTTAATAAGGAACTCAATGGAACAGCTTGCAAGAGATGTTGCAAAGAATGGTGGCGAAGTAACTATCGCATCTGCACTGGGACACTTGGATCGAATGACTATCACTGGTAGTGCAAAAACAATTCCTAAGTCTGTGTATAACTACAAGGGCGATCTTGTAAGTTCAGATGCTATGTCTGATCTATCTAAGAAGATACGTAATATATCTCAGGGTAAGAATGCAGCTATCGCAAGTATCTCTGAAAGCAATACGGCTATCGAGACTAAGATGAAACGGATTGACGAGATCTCTAAGAAGATGTCTCTTGATAATGTCACTCGTAAGCTATACGCAGAGTATGACAAATTAGCAAGCAGTGATAAGGACTTCAGGTCTTACTGGGAAGGACAAGCCGGTGATTCTAAAGGGTACTCCCCATTCATCATGTGGCTTTCAGACGAGACAGACGCTGGTAGTAGGCAGAAGAACTGGCTATCGCTGGGTATTAAGCACAGGGACCTATTGGATCTCGGTGTAACTAAAAAGACTAAATAAATAAAGGATAACAATATGCTTAGAGACGATGATGCTCGTGACTACGACGATATTTACTTTGAGGATGAAGCGACATCATCTACTCAAGCACCCAAGACTTCCTTACAAATAGGGGACTCTGATTGGGAGTTTGTCGATGGTGATACAGCTAAGAACAGGATAACTGGTAAAAGAGTCCGTGTGGGTAACGTGGATACACGTGAGACCGCTAAGTTCCTGTCAGAGCAGAGGTACAAGCAAGGTGAAGAGGGTGGTGACACGGCTACCTCTTTCATCTGGTCCCTTGCAAACAGAAATGGTTTCAACAAAGTAATTGAATCTGACGAGACAGACACGCACGGTCGTAGTGTCGGTGATGTATATGATAAAGATGGTGTTGCACTATCAGACATGCTCCTCGCATCCGGTATGGTACTTCCGGGTTTCATGGGTAAATCTAAAATCACAACAGACCCCTACGGATCTGACATCCACCTCGGTGGTGTGGCCAGACGAGACTTAAGAGATCCAAGCTTTCAGGACCTATCAGACTGGGAGAAGGCAGCTAAGCTACTCAGATCTTCTGAGACAGAAGCTACCAATGGTATACCACTTGAGAAAGTAATGGCATTTAATGCTGCCGAGTATGCTGCTAACCCTGATCTATACAAAGGTATTAGAACAAGGGTAGCTGGTGCAGACTCTGAGGGGTACACGCATACACCTTTCAGTACAGGTTGGACAGTGGGTTGGATGGGTGTTGGTCAAGCCTTTGATGAGGTTGGGCAGAAGCTGGCTAATATGGCTGGCTTTGAAGACCTTGAGACTTACTTTGCATCCGAGATAGGTACGAACGAAAGAGAGTTGGCAGAGATGCCATTGATGCGCACTGATGTGACAACAGTTGACTGGTCTTCTTTCGATGAAGCCACAGACTCTATCGCATCTTTCTTTGGATCTTCATTACCCTACATGGGTATGACTATCGCTGGTATGTCAGCAGCCCCTGCAGTCATGATGGCTGGCGTTGGAGCAACTGCAGCTGTTGCGACAGGTTCTGTTGTACCTGCAATGATGTACACAGGTCTTGTGCTTGACGAGATGGAAGGTGCTGTTGAAGATAAGAATTTAGCTGTTGCGATACCAGCAGGTATACTGATGACAGTTGCAGATAGGTTAGGTCTGAAGGGTATCTTCAAGCCTAGTCAATTCCTCACCGGTGAAGGTAAGCGAGAACTACTTGCTGCTGCTCAACGTAAGGGCTTCACAGAAGCTCAGGTACTTGCAATGTCAAGACGTGCGATGGCTGATCTTACTGCCGATGGTGCTAAGTTTGCACAGACTCAGATGGCAAAAGGAGCTATGCTCAAGAGGGCTGGTTTCCAGTTATCCAAGGGTACCTTAAGTGAAGGATCAACAGAGATGTTGCAGGAACTCACACAGTACACTGCAGCTGTTATAGGTTCAGATAAGAACTGGGACTTCGATGAACTCGAGCATAGGATGATCAACGCAGCAGCAGCTGGTGGTATGATGGGTGGCATGATGGCTATCCCCGGAACTGCCTATGAAGCTGGTGATTGGAGAGGTGTATCTAACGCACTCAGTGAAGACGATGGTCGTTTCACAACTGCCTACGACTATGTAGAGGATGTTGAAAAGTCTAAGTATGGTCGAGTCCGAACCAATGAAGAGTACACAGCTCAGCAGCAAGAAGAGATGAACACTTACAATAGCCTGCCACCCATGGCACGTGATGAAGCTAAGATACCCGAGCAGCGAACTGCTGAAGAGATCGCTTCGGGCTACATACCAGACGAAGGGTTCAATGCTCAAAGGGTCTGGCAGTTCATAAAGAACTCAGGTGTATTCTTCCAAGCAGCCAGCTCAAGAACATTGGGTGAGCTTGCAAAGGAGTTACCCACAGCTGCAAGGTTGTTAAGTATCTCAGGGTACACAAGACACGGTATTCTTCCGGGTCAGAGTTTCACCAACTTCCAAGGACAAGTCCAGCAGAAGCATCAGGAGATCTTCGGAGATCATGTTGAGTTGTCGGGTATGTTTGACACAAACAGAACCTCAAGTGATTCCAAAAGACAGACAGAAGCCTCCAATATTATCGATGGTTTCTATGATGATGTCTTGAAGGGTATCACAGGCCAAGGTAAGGGTGCTAAGGGTAAGATACCTATGAGGGCTCGTACGGCTCTCTCTAAGGTTGATTGGGATAACGTCCCTGACGTATACAAGCGGAACCGAAAGGCCCTTGAGGAGACTATCCTGAGAGCTGACAAGCTTGCAACTACACTGCGGTCAGAGACTAACGCAATCAATGCTAAGGCTGATAAGGAAGCTGTCAGGGAACTACCTGATTGGATCTTCCGGCACAAGGCATTCAAGCGAGAGTATATTGAATCCAATCGTAACAGGTTTGTAGAGTTACTCATGTCTTCCTACAAAATGAAGAAGAGTAATGCAGATCAGGTGGCAGATGCTATCATCAGTAATGAAGCTATTGCAGATCTACAGAGTGCATTCGATGTACTGGAAGGTGGTCTGACTCCCGGTGAGCATAAGGGTAGAACACTCCACATGTCTGACAAGCCTGAGTTCAATGAGTTCCTAGAGCAGAACTTCTTCCATAACATGAATGAAGCTTCACGTGCAAACGCACGATACCAATCACACATGACTTTCTTCGGGAAGGATGGTGAACTTGTAAATAAAGCTTTCAATGACATGATTATTGAAGCAGAAGCTGCTGCAGGTTCTGATAAGGTCAAGCTTGCCAAGTTGATGGCACAGATACACAAAGCTGCATTCAACATGAACAACCTACTCAATGCAGAATCTGGTAACTACAACCGCATTCAGTCACCATTCCTCAAGAATGCTCAGAAGTTCATAACGTTCCTCACAGCTATACAGGGGCTTGGTCTGGCTGCATTCTCATCTCTCCCTGAGATGGGCATGTTACCACATGGAGTCTCACGTGAAGTCTTATTGAAGAACATTGGTCAGGCAGGTTGGATGGCTGGTAAAGCTATGTCAAGCTACATGAAGAACCTCGGGGATATCACAAGAGCCACTGGTGCTGCTGAGAAGTATGGATTGAAGAGCCATGGTGAACTGACCCCAGAGGTACTTGCAAGGATGGCTGGTGCAGATCCTCGGATGATGTATAAGCATGACCCCTCAAGCCTCACAAAGGCTGCTGGTCTCTCTTTACAGGAGACTGGTGCGGCTACCACAACTGGTATGACTGAAACCAGTGAGAGCTATAAGGCTATGTCTGAGGCTTTCTTTAAGGCTAACTTCTTGCAAGACCAGACACAGATGCATCGTAACATTCGTGCTTCATTCTTCAATGATTTCTTTGTTGAAAAACTAGACATGATAATCAATGCTCCAGTTGGTAAGCAGACAGTTGAAGTTGCTGAAGCTCGTAAGATGCTGAAGGATCTGGGAATACCTATCGATAGTATGATTACGTTATCAGGTAAGATGACCAATAAGAGGGAGTTCCCACAGCTAAATCATAAGGATCAAGCTCGTTGGTTGGATCTCTCTAAAAAGGTCAGAGACGGTAAATCTCTCTCTGGATCCGAGAAGTCTTCATATCAACGTATCAATAGTTTCTTAGGATCTGTTGGTGGTTTTGATGGACTTACACCTAATGAGAAAGCTCTATGGGAATCTCAGTTCCTCAATGCTGCAACTAACTTTATCAACCAAGCTGTCCCGATGCCTAACGCATTCAACAGACCACTGTTCTACAGTGACCCTCGTTTTATGCTACTCACACAGTTCAATGGTTATACCTCTACATTCACAGCGAACCAGCTACCCAAGCTTTGGGATAGCCTTCAGGGTTCAACTGGGATGAAGTATTCAACCTTTGCAACACTGAGTACCATGTTATTTATGGCATTCATATCTCAGGCTATGAAAGATGAGATTAAGTACGGAGAGGAATCACCATACCTCACAGACCGCGAGAAGGTACTGAGGGCAATCTACTCGTCAGGACTCCTCGGGACAGGTGAAAGGATCATGGGAAGTAACTGGGTGATGCCATTGTATGGTTCAGATAGGTACTCAACATTAGGTTCCTTTATGTGGAACAACGTAGCTTCAGAAGCTGCCGCTGCAGGTACAGTTGAACGTGGTTTCAACATGGCTGCAGGGTACTTTGAGGATGACAATCATAAGATTATGAAGAACTTCTACGGAAGTCTCCCATTCTTGGGACCTGTTAAGCACAGGCTCATGGATTGGAACAATATGTAAATAAATTAGGAGGAAGCCCTATGGCGGGTAAAGGACAAGTTATAAACCAAAGCAAGTCACAAATGGAACTATCTCTGGAAGAAGCTGAGTTCAACAGAGAAGAGATCTTCTTTGCGGATGAGCAACCCACGATTGCCCCTACTCAGGCTGACGGAGGTGTCACTCCGATTAAAGTAGGGCAAGAAAGGCTTCCGATTTTAACACGAGAAGGTACAGTGGAGCCCCAAGTAGAACCTCAGCAAGCTCCACAAAGTAACGATAGGGGTGATAATGTTGTTGGAGAGTTCAACACTCCTAGCCTGACACCTGAAGCATTAGGTGAGTTACAGCACATAAGGGAAGCACCTCCTTCAATACAGTCTCACTTTGATATGCCCATGGACTCTGGGTTCATAGATGAAACAGATATCATCAAAGCATGGGGTCCTGTACATGGACCTCAGGTTGTTGAATCTCTACTCAGGGTAACGGATGGCTCTGATGCTCTGAACACTGCACGTATGGACCTGACAGAACATCGTCAGCAGAACGTACAGGATGCTATGGAAGGTGTAGTATCGATGCAGCAAGATGGGTTTAACTTTGGTGATATCCACAAGCCAGCCCAAGAGGGGGAGGCTACACTTGACAAGGATGGTAAGATCAAACTTACGCAGCAGTCCTTACTCATTGGGCCTCAGGGTCTTAACGCTGCTACTTACACTGGAGATCACAGGTCTGTACGTGTGGATCCAGACTACCTTATCACAGCGTTTGCTGTACTGGAGCCATTGCTTCATTCTAATAATGAACTGATACCTCAGGACTTAATTGACTCTCTGTCCAGAGATGATATAAAAGACTTAGGTTTGAGAGAGGCAGCTGAAGAATCACAGGCTCAGACGATTGAGTCTATGGGTAAGTCTATCCATGATATGTGGTACGCAACCAGAGCCTACAGGGAGTCAGGTCCCGGAACTATTGTTGATCCAGCTAATAAGAACAAGCTCACATCTGAAGCATACTCACTTGCAGGTCTCCATGCACTGCAGATGTACGCACAGGCTAACCCTCATGTACTTGAGAAGGTACCTTATGACGAGACAGGTGAGTTCTTTCAGATCACAAAGGCAGGTAAGCAGATCCTTGAAGAGAGGCGTAAGCTAGTTGCACCACCTAGGTTATCTAACCTACCATTGATAGACAAACCTAGTTCCAAAGGGCAGTCTAGACATGCAAGAGGTGCTAGTGCAAGAGCCACTACGGGTCAGCAGATAAAGACTGACCCTCGTCATGAGACTAGACTGCATAAGGCTGCTGAATACTATTCAAGTGTTAAGCATGTAGTTGGTAATGTCCGTGGTAAGATTGCATTTGCATTTGGATTGAAGGCTATCGAAGAAGGGGCACAGGCTACAGTTGAAGGACCTAACGATCACTTCACTGAAGCTGCAGACTACTTTGACATCGGTCAGAAACGTATTGACAAGATTAAAAGCATTCACAAGGAAGCTCAGTATAAGCTTGACGAGGTTAATGATAAGATCTGGAATCTTGCTGAAGCAGGTGGTGGTGGGACTGCTCGTATGGAGTTCCTAACCAACAAAGCTCAAGCACTTGCTGCTCTTATTGAAGAAGCAAGTAAGCCTGAGTGGCAACAAGCAATGTATCAGCTTCATGCTACAAGACAGTTAGAGATGCTCAATGATCTGGCCCTACATAAGGACCACCAGATATCTTTTACATTCTCAAGACAGTTAGCCAACTCAAGACTTACAATGCAGCAGCAGGTGATGAACCCTCAGAGCCATAAGATTGCACGTAATGTCCTTGGATCATCAACCCTGTATGAGATTAACCCATTCTCCCGTTCAGATGAAGATTGGGCTATGCTTGTATCCTTTGGAGCTACCCTGTTCAACCAAGCTAACTACGCCCCACCAGCCTCGTATGAGCGCATGAGGGCTCGTATCAAGTCTGGTTCAGATCCTCAGATGAAGATTGTAGAGCAGGCTGGTAAAGAGCTTGGGTACTTACTGCTAGATTATGAAACTAAGAATACAGTTGATGCTCTCTCTGCTCTTGAAGCTAACGAGGGTGGTGTCTTCGGTGTTGATAATCTGTTGCGTGTTCCAGAGTTGGAGCATATAACAGCTGCGTTGGATGATGTATCAGACAGTACCAAGGGTTTCCTTGAGTCTGCACGTGAGCATCCCGATGAGTTCGTATCAATCCTTGAGTCTGCAGTTGAGTTCGCAAGGTACATGGATGCTCGTCGTAATAATAAGACGTTCACATCTCAGATGAGACCCATCGAAGTTGATGGTATCTCTAACGGACTTGCTGCTCTACTTGCACAACTTGGCATGATGGCCCCTATGTTCCGCGTAGGTGTTCTAAGACAAGATCCTAATATGGTCCTGTCTGATTATCAAGGTGTTGAGGGTGACCTCCGTGATTTGTTTAAGCACAATCTACTGGAGAATGCTCATAGGTACTTCACAGACTTTAAGACTATGGAAACCCATGGCATTAATGATAGTGACTTTGAAGTTCTTCAAGAAGCTATCGCTCTTGCTGTTGAGGATAAAGCTAACTTCCTCAAGCCACCTATGATGACGTTACCTTACGGTCAGGCTCTTGACAGTATGATAAGTCAGGCATATAAGACTATCTTAGAGAGTCAAAGACTGACACAGATAGCAGACGATATGGGTCACCAGAAGTTGGCAGAGATACTACATACTGTTATGGTCGGTGAGTTGAAGAACACACTAGGTAAAGAAGTGACGGACTACATTGAAGCCCTTCAGGATATGACAGAGTATGCTACTCTTCTAGATGAACCAGTGGTTTACACTCAAGCTGTGGGTACTAAGACATCTATATCTAAACGTAAGTTTGTACAAGATGAAGTACCTAAGTATCGAACTCGTGTCAGAGCTAAGGATGAAGAAGGTAACTTTAAAGAAACCCCTAAGGGTTCTAAGGCAGATATCTTATCTCACTCTTCTGATCTGACTATGAAATCGAGGTCTATGTTGACAGCATCAGCATCTAAGGGTGGTATTCCCGGAGCTTATACACGTTCTGCGGGTGCACCTCAGGTTGTAATTGGTCTTGATGGAGCTACGCTGGTTAACCTAGCGACTGGTGAGGTCATAGCTAAACTCCGTAATGCTAACAATGGAAGAGACCCTTACATCCTACCCATCTTTGACGCTGTAGTGACTGACCTTGGGTCCTTTAAGTCTGTCGTTGAGGGTCTGAACGAAGTTTGGTCTGATCTTGTACTTAAGTATGACTTGATTGAGGAACTTCAGAAGGGATTCAAGACGTCCCGTATGGTTGGCCTCAAGCGTTTGGAAGCCAGAGCTAAGGATGACCCTCAAGGTAAGCCTCGTAACTCAGATCATACTGAGTATGTGGTGTCTCACATTGAAGGTATACTTCGTAAGGTGAACTCTAAGGATCCTCATGTAGCAGCAAAGGCTTGGAATGACTACGGTGATGTTACAATCGGTAGGCTGCGGAAATTCATAAATGGTATTGAGTCGAAGGCTCGCAAGATGAAGACAACTCCCTCAGATGTACTGACAAACTCCAATATGTACAGCATAGCTCAGGTATTACTTGAGTCTGATCACCAGAAGAAGCTAGCAACTAGGTTCTCAGCTATACAGAGGAAGTCTAGGAAGGGTCGTAAGGCTATCATGGATGTCTTCAAGGAGTCTTACCAGTACAACACTGACAATGTTAAGATGAAGTATGATGTTGGTGGTTCGGACGGAAGTACAATGGATGACTATTACGATTAAACTATAAATAAAAAAAAGAGGTCCCCGAAGGGACCCCAATGTTAGACCCTATCAGATTTCTCTGGTGGGGTCTTTTTTTTCCTATTAGTAACCACGAGCCTTGACGTTGTAGTCAATGGTAGCTTGTGCTTGTTTACGATGTACTCCAGCCTTAGACTTAGCAGTCTGTTCTTCATCCCCCTGATCAATGTAATGCTGTACGTTAGTACTGTAGATATGTTCAATGATCGCATCATTAATCTCAGGGGTATACGCAAGAGTAGGGTCAAGTCCCATCATGTCTACGTACTCCATGTCATCTGTGTCAGGTGTGATGTTATGTGATTTATTTTCAGTCATTCTTATGGTTCCTCTATTAGTCCTTTACAAAGACACCGTCAATCATTCTACCAGAACGTGAGGATATCTTGTTATATGCTTCTTCTAAACACTCAGTTAGGCTGAGCCCCCAGAGGTGTGCTTGTATTGCAAGTGTAACTACAACATCACCCATCTCATCTCTAACCTTATCTACATTACGCTGGTCAATAGCGTCAATCATCTCAACAGCTTCTTCCTCAAACTTATTCAGTTGCTTATGGATACGCTTGTATAGGGCATCAGGGTCTTCAAGGTCCCCTAGGATTCCTTTTGTGTACCCCCAATCAACAACCTTGTTCTCCAGCTCTTCAAAGATCTCGTACTTACTCATTATCAGCTCCTTGCTCAATCATCAAGTTAAAGGTCAGCATATCCTGAGTGACCTGAATACAACCTACCATTGCCACATTGGACATAGTTCCATTGTACTTCTCGATTAACTCTTTCAACTCCATCATCATTCCATTCTCTGAATCAAACTCATGTGGATTAATCTTAGGGGCTTCCGGATTAACTCCCGGCATCTTACTTATGTTATTCATTTGTGTGTATCCTCTAGCAGAAGAAGTAGTCTGACGAGATTATCTCTGAGATGTCTAAGGATCCAAGCACTGGTTGCTTGACCTTATAGTCCGACTTCAGATCTATCATCATCGACTCTATATTATTAAAGAAGTTTTGTTTATTGTACATCATTGCGAACTGCCATTTGGTGTGATCGAGTAGCTTGTTTACATCACATGCGTGAGTGGAGAATGAGTCATGTATTGCTCCGAAGTCTCCGGGAAAGCTCTCAATTACTTTAGCCATATGTGCAGCATCCATTGAGTGTACAAAATTAGGTGAGCATCCAGATGCAAAGGATCTCCGACAGGGTATCAGATCTCCATTGGATGTTATGATTGGTATCTTAATACTGTGACCTATCTGGCCAACACCTGAGATAGAACTACGGTATGTGACATTCTTCTGCCTCCATACCTCATACAGTACAGGGAACCCCGAGGGAGTCTCCCATTCTGTGCAGGTCTGTCCTTGATCTAGCAGGTACTCAGTGATCTTCTGGATAAACTTCATAGTCTTCAGGGGTCCAACACAGGTATCATTGATAGCCAGTATTAGATTCCTTGCGAGTACGTTACAATCATCTTCTGTGATGTTGTACTTATCAGTATAACCCTCAACCTTACAGTCATGGTACATGTTGATTGATATCTTTTTCTGGCCAGCTGAGTATGCTCGTGTCATAGACCCACGCTTTGCTATCCCTTTCCGGACAGCCTTCATAGGTATATCACGTTCAGCAAACCAATCAGGCATACGTTCAATCAATCGCTTAGCCACTTGAACATAGAAGTCTCTCTGTATATCTGCAGGAACAAGAGATACCAGCTCACCTGCTTGTTTATCTTTTGAGATAGCTGCAAGATGTTGCCATCCATTGTTACTGCCATCAACCGGAATAGGAAGATGAGACTTGTATGTCTCACCCTCCGACTTAGCTTTCAGATACCCGCTAACATCCATGCAGCAAGCTAGGAAGCTCACTGGTTTCTCTGATTCCATTCTGAAATCTTGTCCAGCACTCAAGCGGTTTATCCAATCGAGATTGTTCAGCGTCCACAGTTCCCTGTCCTTCAGTGTCATCTTGTCTACTGATATGGAAGTAAGTCCTTCGCCTTGTAGATACGCTTTGTAATCCGTGGTTAGCCATTCAGGTAGTTCCTCTATGTTGTACGATTGATTATAAGAACAAGCAGTGTGTATGCATAGCCAGCGATACCCTGCAGTGTCCATCACTTTCCCTTGCGAGAACAGGAAGAGTCCCTTAGATACATCAGATCCTTGGAAGTTCAGGAAGGATTCAGTGTAGTAAACCCTACCCCTATAGTCACACTCAACCATCTGGTAGAACTCTTGATCAGAGATAGCATGTACCTTTGCAAGTACAAACCTCATCTCAATAGCCTTTGACCTAGCCTTCATATCTGTATCATCTAAGTCGATGAACTTCTCAAGGTTAGTCTCCAGTGCTTTGGCAAGAGGGATGTTAAGCTTCCATGCAGTTGATTGTAACTTATCCAAGGCAGATATAAAGGGTCTCCCTATAAGCTCCTTAAAATCACTCTCAGAACTCATACGCTTTATATAAGGCCTGTTAGTGAACTCATTACGTAGCCCTGTGATTGCCCTTGGCTTGATGAAAGAAGTCCCCAGAAGGGTGTGCTTCTCGTACTCAGGGGGTAGGTCACCTAGCTCTGTCCACTTCTCGGTGAGCTCTATGATATACGGAGCTCGGAACCCTTCGTACTCCCTCTTGATATCTATGAACCCTAGCTGATACATTGCTTCAAGGAACAGATCACCAACTGAGAGAAGCTCTTGGTAGTTTGTATTGGTGATACCCATGTGGGAGATCACACTCAATCCTACGGATGTTGATGTTACTGTTAACTTGAAGGGTGCTCCAGTCTTCCTGCGACTCTTCTGGTACACAGATGAAGCAGCAGACACAGCTCTCACTGTAAGGGAAGCCATCTCTACCCCGTAGGGCTTAGACATCTTGATCAGACGAGCCCCTTCATGGGGCCTCCCCTTCTGATTCATAGCACACTTCTTCTCGATGTACTCAGTTACTTCAGATATTGCTTTACTCATTTGGGTAAACTCAATTGTAGTTATCGAAATCCATCTGACCTTTCAGTCGTCTTGTCACTGTGTCGTAGTATGCAGAGCCAGCATCCCCAGTCCTACCTGTGAAGCGTGACTTAAGTACTCTTAGTTGAATCATGTTACGTTCATCTTCCTCTTCAGCAATAAGGTTCCTTGCGAATGTAACGATATCAAATGAGATCTGTTTGATACTACCAGATCCTTTGATGTCATCAATAGATGCAAGGTGCCCCTCTTCAAAGGACTTACCTTGTGACTTACGTAAGTGACTAATCAAACCTAGCCATACGTTGTGCTTCTTAACTATCTTTAGGAGATCCGACATAATAGAATCGATAGCTTCGTTTCCAGTCTTACCACCAGCTCCTTCAGAGACTGCAATAGTGATATGGTCAAGGATAATATACTGACACCCAAGAAGGCATAGGTTTTCAATCTGATCAATGAGACTAGAGTCCGACACTGCTCCATTGTGGTCAAGAAGGATGAGTCTTTCATTACCGAATACACGATCAAAAGCTTCTCTCTCTTGTGCTTCAGTTGGGTCCTCCGGTGTGAACATCTTAATGAACTTCTCTGCAGAGTCTCCGATACTTTCCTCAAGAGACACAAGGCCGATACTATCATCTGTATTATTCTCCAATTCTAATATGATCTCTTTGATCATGGTTGATTTACCTGAACCTGTACCTGAGGTGAACAATACTATCTCACCCTTACGCATCCCATCAAGCTTATCATTGAGACCTTCAAGACATGAGGGGTATGGTACTGACTCAACTAACTTACGTTCTTGATAGGCTTCCCATATAGCTTCACCTCGTACGATAGATGCAGGTGTGTATGCCCTTGCGTTGAACATAGCTTTCTCTATAGCCTTCGGACCATGCTTGAGGAGTGTATCACAGGGGTCGTTCTCAGGTAGATGTGCAACCTTAACCTTATCCCACCCAATGATCTTAGCAGCCTCCACCACAGCCTTATCACCAGCATCATCTTTGTCAAACATCAGTACGACATTACTAAACTCACGTATCCAATCACGATTCTGAACAAGGATCTTCATGTTAGATGAGGATGGTAGTGACACCACAGGGAATATAGTGTTACGTAATGACATGTTAGACTGAGCCACAGCCAGAGCATCAAGCTCACCTTCAGTGATAATCAAATGTTTACCACCAGATGGAAACTTAGACTGACCAAACAACTGAAGATCACGACTCTTCATATCACCCAGCGAACGGAAGTCCTTAGGGAGTGTCCTCTTCTTATATGAAGTTATCTTATCATTCACAGTGTACGGATAGTAGTGTGCTTCTATACTACCATTGCCACTGTAGCTGACCTTCATATCAAAGAACTCTGCAACAGTCTTTGTGATTCCTCTCTCACGTACACCTCGTGTGTCGTATGTTTGTATCTCTTCTATAGACTCTACATTCATCTCGTAGTCTCGTTGGTTATCATTTGGTTTATATTCAATTGAACTGTCATACTGGTTAAGGAAGCTAGTCTTTTTACATGAGAAGCAGTATATCCTGCCATCTTCATACTCAGCTGCAGCATCAGACGAAGGGCAGTGATAACAAGCCCTGTACCCGACAAGCTTACCCATTAGTTCCACCTACTTTCTTTGATGGATCGTGAGTGTGTACGCTTGACACTAGCCTTCTGTTTCTTCTGAAGTCTCTCCTGTTTCTTGTCCTTCGGCTTTGATAAGTACTCTTCCGCTTCTGTATAGTTCATCGAGTCTGCTCTTTGTTTCATCTGATATCGCTTCTTTAGGTATAAACTTTACTGCACCGATCTGTCTGTTCAGGTATAAAGGTACACCCTCTGGACACTTCTCTGTAAGTACATCTAAGTACCACTGTACCTTACACTCTGCAGCTGTGAGACCACCTCTTGTTTCAAAGAGTTGAATGATCTCCATGGTAGCCTTGGATCCTTCTTTCAGTAAACCATTGATGTGTTTAGAGGAACTTGTATACTTCTTCCAATTAGATTCCTTGTCTCTCTTAGTTTTCTTATATGAGTGGAACTGTTTCTTACCTATGTACCTTATGGGGTTACCCTCAGGGACTGACACAGTTATCATGTAAACGAATCCGAAGTAGTCATCTACATTAAAGTCCTCACCTTTATACTCCCAGTGACCGAAGTTCATTCGTCTCGGAGCTCGTCAAGCTCAGCGCCTAACCTAAATAGTAAGTCCTCAAGACGATCAACCTTATTAAAGAGCTCGACAAAGGTCTCATGACAGTCTTCCCAGAGCACTACTTCCACACCATCTACTTTGTAACTACCGATATTATTAATCATTCGAACACTTCCTCTATTGTTAATTGTTTAAACCCATCCCATGTACGTCTCATGTACAGTAGGTTAAAGCATACTTCCAGTTTACCTTTCCAATCTCTTGGGTGGTGGTCACGCCATGTGTTGGCAACAGTCTCCAACATATCCTCAGTTGCTACACCATCAAGTATCTTCTCAGCTTTCTTTGGGCCTATACCCTTGAGCCCTTGGATATTATCCGTGGAGTCTCCTGTAAGCATCTGAATACACATCTTATAATGACCTTCATCTGCATCAATGAAGTACGTCTGTTTCTTGTTGAAGTTGTAATGCCATCCGGGGACCATATCAATGTCCTTATCAATATGAGCTATAACAAACAAGTCCCCAGCTTCATACGCTTCCTGTGCCCAGATAGACACAACATCATCAGCCTCACAGTTGTCAGACTTAAAGCACCCAGAGTCCCATGCATACTCAGTGATTGCTTGACGTCTGTCAAGAACCTTTGGGTCTACCTTAGAGTTACCCCGCTGTCCCTTGTAGTCCTCTGCTATATCATACCTGAAGTTACCTTTACCTTTCACAGCAACGTACCCTGATATACTATTGGTGTCCCTCATGATGGCATCTATTGCCTTGTCGAAGTAACTCTTACCCTGTGTGACCGAGTCAGTTGTGACTGCTATCCTATAGATGATTGAGTCAGCGTCTATAAAACACTTGTCAAACTCCATCTCGGATTCAGTGCAGTCCTTGCTGAACATCTCGAATACTGCATCGTTATTGTTGAACATAGTTATTACTCTTCTTTAAATTATCAGATGCCTTAAGGATCTGTAAGTTATTCTCCACATGTAAACCACTAACAGTCTTACCTTGCAGTGGTATGATGTGATCTACATGGTAGGCTCCTACCCCATGCTTCTTATTAAGATCTGCACGTTCCTCGTAGATCAATCTTATAGCATCGAGGTCAGCCCATATGGGTGTCCTCTGTTTCTTCTTAAGCTCCCGTAATCTATTGATATGGGATACGTAGCCTCTGTTATCCTTCTTCCATTGAAGCTTCCTGAGGGCTTCATTTCTGATACTCTCAGGTGTCCTGTGACATCGCTCTCTGCTTATATTATCTTGGGCCCTCTTGCATGGTATACATCTGTACTTGTGATTACGTACGCAACTAGGTAACCAGTTGACAGCCTCTTCCAGCTCTACATCACAATCAGTACAACACCTAGTGAATCTCTGCATAGTTAGTACCTATTTTACCTGAGCCATCCATACAT